CGCAAGGCCATCGACGACAACCTCTACAAGACCCAGTTCAACCCGTCGAACCTTGGTCTTGTCCGCTCCTTCGCCCAGACCAAGGAAATCTACGCTTTCAACGTGCTGAACAACGGCACGACCTATGACAGCGCGATTGGCGGCGACGGCAAGGCTCTGTTCGCCACTGACCACCCGATTGACGGTGGCATCGTGGCCAACAAGCCCTCCACTGACGTGGACCTCAACGAAAGCACCCTGCTCAACGCGATGACCACCATCCCGGTGACCTTCGTGGATAACGCTGGCCTGAAGGTTTTCGCCCGTGCGCGGAAGCTGGTGGTGCCGAATGCGCTTGAGCCGGTGGCGATCCGCCTCACCAAGACCGAGCTGCGGCCGGGCACTGCCGACAATGACGTGAACGCCATTCTGTCCACCTCTGGTGGCCTGCCGGATGGCTACGTTGTGTCGGAATTCCTGACCAGCAACTACGCTTGGTTCCTGCTGACCAACATCGAAGGTCTGCTCTATCTGGAGCGCGTGCCCTTTGAGACCGACATGCAGGTCGAGTTCACCACCGACAACCTGCTGGTCAAGGGCTATGAGCGATACAGCTTCAGCTACAACGACTGGCGTGCGGCTTGGGCCAGCTTCCCGACCGCGTAAGCGGCCGGGAGATGTCCTTCAACCCATAGGGGCGAAACATGACCCAGACCGCTTTCACTGGACCGATCATCTCCTTCGGTCAGGGCGCTGCCCCGACCGACTACAACGCAGATGCGGGTCCGTCGCTGTTCTTCAACGGCGGCGGCATCCTCGATCCGCGCACTGCCTACACCTACAAGGGCAACCGCTCCAACGGTGGCAACACCTACGGTTTCCTTGGCTTCACCCACATCCCGACCATTCAGGCGGTTCCGTCCGCTCTGGCCGCCAACAACATCGCCGCCTCGCAGACCCCGGTCGCTGGCACGGCGCTGACGCTGGTGTCTTCGTCTGGCGCGGGCATCACGGTGAGCACGTCGATCCAGCGCGCCGATACCGGCGTGACGGTTACCGGCCTGCTCGCCATTGATGGAGCGGCGTCCTACACCACCTTTGGTCAGGGCGGCACCGGTTCTGGCGGTATCATCCGTCTGTGGAACCCGGCCACACTCGTCGCCCGCGCTCTGCGTATCGTCTCGGCCTCCGACGACAGCGCCGCGACCTTTACGATCAAGGGCTACGACATCTACGGCTACCCGATCACCGAAACGGTCACTGGCGCAAACGCTGGCACCGCTAACGGTAAAAAGGCGTTCAAGTATATCGCCTCGATCACCCCGGCCGGTACGCTGGGTGGTGGCGCTGTGACCGTTGGCACCACTGACATCATCGGCCTGCCGCTGCGCTCCGATTACGTGTCCGAATGCGCCATCAACATGGCTTCGACTTGGATCACCGCCAGCACCGGCTTCACCGCAGCTGTGACGACTGACCCGGCCACGGCCACTACCGGTGACGTGCGCGGCACCTATACCCTCCAGACCGCATCTGACGGCAGCCGCCGCCTTGCGATCTTCCAGACCCCACTGGTGACCAACATCGGCTCGACCACCGGCCTGTTTGGCGTCACCCAGTACGCCAACTTCTGATCGGAAAGGTCACTGCAATGAGCAGAGCACGTCACAATATGAAGGGCGGCACCAAGATGTCAGGCGGCAAGGCCGTCAAAGACCCGGTGCCCGCACTGGCCGCTGGCAACGCCGATGTGGCCGCCGAAGCCAAGGTCGCCCGCAAGGATGGCGGGATGGTTGAGGGCAAGATGAGCAAGATGCGGCTTGACCGCCCCGGCCGCAAGCGCGGTGGCCGCGTGGGGGCTGATACCTCCCCGCTGTCCGGCGCGGCTTCGACCGAAGGACGTTCCAGCGCAGCTTCAACCGGTTCCACCGGCTGCTGATCTGGCAACATCGCCAAGCACCCCACCGTGGGCTGGGTCTAAAAGCCCGGCCCATTTTGTTTGAGGAGCCATAGATGGCAAACCCGATTTCAGTCACCTACGCAGCGGCCAGCTCCGGCGCTCAAACGCCGATTGCGCTGGACTGGCGCATTGCTCCGTTTCTGGTCAGCTATGACGTGATCAAGACAACTGGCGGCGGCACGCTCAGCGTGACCATTGAAACGACGCTCGACAATGTGAATGATGCGTCTATCACCCCGGTGTGGACCGCTCTGGGCTCCGCTTTGACGGCGACCACGCGCGGATCGCTGACTGCCCCGGTGCAGTTCATCCGTCTCAACTTCGGCACCCTGACCGGCACGACCTGCACCTTCAAGCTGCTCCAGAGCACTCTGATCAACTAAGGGGCGGCCATGACCACCAGCGGCACTGCGGCCTTCGACCCTAGCGGCGGGCAGCTCATCCTCTACGCCTACAGCATGTGCGGCCTCCGCCGCACTGCGTTGACGCAAGAGCATATGGAAGATGCCCGCATGGCCATGGGGCTGATGCTGGCCGGGTGGGGAAACAGCACGCCGAACCTGTGGACCGTCGATCTGGTCGAGGTGACGCTGGTCGCTGGCACGGCCACCTATGACGTGGACGCCAGCACGGTGATGATCCTCGATGCCTATATCCGCACGGGGACGGGCGATAGTCAGACCGACCGCATCATCTGGCCGGTGTCGCGCACTGAGTACGCGGCATTCCCCAACAAGACGCTGGAAGCGCCGCCGACTGTCTTCTGGTTCGACCGCACGCTGAGCCCGACGATTACGCTGTGGCAGGTGCCGGATGATACCGAGACCTACACTCTGCGCTATTACCGCTGCACTGTCGTCCAAGACATCAGCGCGGCCAATGGTCAGACCGTGGCGGTGCCGCAGCGCTGGCTGGACGCATTCGCATGGGGGCTGGCTTCCCGCCTCGCCGTCAGCTATGCCCCGGATCGCGCTCAGGCGCTCGATGCCAAGGCCAAGGAAGCGGTGATGGAGGCGCGGGCGCAGGACACGGAGGCGGTGCCCGTCTACCTGATCCCCCAACTGTCTGGGTATTATCCGCGATGACTGAATTTTTGATCTATATGGCCGAAGGCCCATCCGGGGGTCGCTACATCGGCCTGACAGGGCGCAGCATGGCTCGCCGTCTTTCTGAGCATCGTCGCTCAGCGAAGCGAAGCGAGAAAGGCCCGCATTGCCGCGCCCTGCGCAAAGCCATGATCAAATATGGCTTCGAGGCATTTAAGTGGACCGTTCTGATCGAAGGCTTGACGCGCGAAGAAGCCGATCAATTGGAGCGGTTTTTGATCTCAACGATGCGCCCGGAATACAACATTTCACCCGGAGGGTTTTCGCCAGCGGGCGGCAACCATCGGCGCGCAGTGGTGTGCATCAATACGGGGAAGCTGTACGCGAGCGGGAAAGAGGCGGCTCGCGAAACTGGCGCTCACCCGATGAGCATATCGCTGATCTGCCGCAACGGCGGAGAAACTAAATCCGGACTGCGGTTTCGGTTCGCAGATGCCGAAGAGGTGGTGCGTGTCCCGCGCTCCGATGAGGACATCGCGCGTGGGAAAGCGACCCGCATTCAAAAACTGAAGGCCAGACGACACCCCCCGGCGACGATTGAAAAGATGCGCGCGGCCGCCAAGGCGAGGGGTGTTTCCGATTTCACGCGACAGGCGAACAAGGAAAAAAGGCGAAAGCACATTGTCTGCGTCGAAACCGGGACCGTATTCCGAGACGCATCAGAAGCTGCGATGGCTTACGGCGTTAAAGTTTCTCACGTTTATGATCGTTTGCACTACGGGCGTGCAAGTCGTCAGGCTGGGGTAACTTGGCGTCACGCCAATCATAACGAGACGTTTAAATTTAACGTTATGGAGGCGTAATTGGCTTACCGTTTTCATGGGCATGCAAGAGTAAACCCAAGAGCGCCTGAAGCATTTGCCGTGTGCGACCGCTGTTCCGGCTGGTATAACCTTGTCGATCTTCAGTGGCAATATCAATGGGCAGGACCAAATCTGCAAAACCTTCGGTTGCTTGTTTGTCGCAAGTGTCTGGATATTCCGCAGCCTCAGTTGAAGCCAAGGATTTTGCCGCCCGATCCCATGCCCAAACTAAACGCCCGGCCGGAGAATTTCCTGATCGACGACTTCGATTACAGCGCCACGCAGGACGGCGACATCATCACCGCCCAAGACGATACCCCGATAGTGTCGCAGAACGTGGCGAATAACAGAGAGGATGCTCCCTGATGGCCAACACCCGCATCTCGCAGCTTCCTGTTGCCACGTCGATTGATGGCACTGAGCTGGTGGCGATTGACCAATCCGATGGCGCTGGGGGCTATGTCACCCGGCGCACCACTGCCGCCGATATTGCTGATAGCGGTACGCATATTGGAACGGTTACCAGCGTCGGCCTGTCCGCGCCTGCCGATCTGAGTGTCTCCGGCTCGCCGGTCACCACCAACGGCACGCTTGCGCTTGATTGGGCTACAACCCCGACCGGCACTGGCGCAATGGTGCGCGCAACGTCGCCGACGCTGGTTACTCCGGCTCTGGGCACGCCCAGCGCAATTGTGCTGACCAACGCTACTGGCCTGCCGCTCAGCACTGGTGTCACCGGCAACCTTCCGGTCACAAATCTCAATTCCGGCACAGGTGCCTCTTCCAGTACCTTCTGGCGCGGCGATGGAACGTGGGCAACTCCTGCTGGATCGTCCGGCATTACCATCAACACCACCACCATCACTGGCGGCACCACTGGCCGCGTGCTGTACGACAATGCTGGCACCGTTGGCGAATTGGCCGTCACCGGCTCTGGTGATGCTGTGCTGGCCACCAGCCCGACGCTGGTGACCCCGAACCTTGGCACACCGTCCGCGATCACGCTCACCAACGCCACCGGGCTACCGCTTTCGACCGGCGTGACGGGCAACCTGCCTGTGACCAACCTCAACAGCGGTACAGGCGCGTCGTCTTCGACTTTCTGGCGTGGTGATGGCACATGGGCCACCCCGGCTGGCGCTGGCACTGTCACCAGCGTCTCTGTGGTCTCGGCCAATGGCTTCGCTGGCACGGTGGCCACCGCCACCTCGACCCCGGCGATCACGCTCACCACCACCATTACCGGCATCTTGTCTGGCGATGGCACCGCGATCTCTGCGGCGTCCACCACTGGCAGCGGCTCTGTGGTGCTGGACACCTCACCCACACTCACCACCCCAACGCTGGGCGCTGCTACGGCCACATCCATCAACAAGGTGGCGATCACTGCCCCGGCCACTTCCGCCACGCTGACGCTGACCGATGGCACCACCGTCACCGGCCCGGCCGCGTCCGGCACCATAATGACGCTGGGCAACAACGAGACAGTCACCGGGGTAAAGACCTTCGGCGCTGCGGGCAACGTTGGCAAATTGGCTATCGCTGGCACCACCAGCGGCAGCACGATCCTCGATGCCAGTGCAACAGCGTCCGGCACCCTGACCCTTCCTGCCGCGACCGACACGCTGGTGGGAAAGGCGACGACCGACACCTTCACCAACAAGACCTTCAACACCGCTGGCACCGGCAACGTCTTCCAGATCAACGGCACCGGCATCACCGCCGTCACCGGCACCGGCTCGGCCGTTCTGGCGTCGTCGCCGACCATTACAGGCCCGGTGGTCACCACCACCTTCATGGACTTGCAGGTCGGCCAGATCAAATTCCCGGCCACGCAAAATCCCAGCTCTAATGCCAATACGCTGGACGATTATGAAGAATTCACCGCGACGGCAACGGCGGCCTTTGCCACGCCCGGCACGTCATCGTGGGCGTATAGCACTCAAACTATCGCCGGGACCAAGATTGGTGATCTGGTGTCCGGCTACTACGTGATGGACATCACGCCAACTATCGGCACGGGCACCGGCAACCTGAACATTTCCGGGTTCCCATATACTGTGACGACGTTCTTGCAGGTGCTGCCGGTTTCCAACACCAACGCGAACTGGTCGTGGACCGCTGGCAGGACCCAGATCACCGGCAATATCAGCATTTCCTCGGTGCTGACGCTTGTTCTCATCGGCACGGCGGCGGCGGCTAACACCGTTGGTGCGTCGAACATGACCACGGGCGCCTCGCACACTTTCCGCGCGTCTTATAATCTGAAGGTGGCGTAATTATGCGTGAGACGGTCAACAAAATCGCCATCCTTGACTGCATCGGGTTCGATCTGCAACGGCAGTCCCGGCCGATGCAAGTGCGTTTCGCCAAGTGCATCGTGCATGATGATGGGCGTATAGAGCGCCAATATAGCAATGACCGATTGCTCTGCCACCGCGTCACCATCGAGAAGGGCGAAGACATCGACGCGCGCATGGAGATGGAGGCGCAGCAGCTTCTGATGATGGGCTACGACCCGCCGACACAGAACATGATCGACCGCATCAAGGCGCATTGTGCCATCGAGTGGGGCGCGCCGACTGAGCCGTTGCTAATCGAGGGGGAAGCCCTCACCCCATTCGACATGCCAATGAAAAGGGAAAAGTCATATGACCATCGTCACTAAGGTCGATGATTTCGGCCGTTTGTACCTGCGCGATGAGAATGATGGCGTGATATTCAGGGAGCTGGTGCCGCCCGGCCACTGGGAGGGCGGGATATGGGTGAAGACCGACATGTCTGGCTACGAAAAAGAGGTGCAGGATATTGCCGCTGAGAAGTGGACCGATGCAGTGGTGTCCGCATATCAGGCGGAGTTTCCTTGGGTTCCTGAGCCCGTTCTGGGGCCTGCTGACTACCGTCTCACCAAACGGCAGATCAAGCGCGCGCTGATCGAGCTAGGCATCAGCAATGACCCGGATGGGTTCATTCGCGGTGTGATCGGCAAAATCCCAGACGCCAAGCAGCAGGCATTGGCGCTGACCGACTGGGAAGACGCGCCCTATTATGACCGCAAAAACCCACTCTTCAACGATCCGGCTCTTCTGGCCGCCGCTGGCATGTCGCCTGCTCAGGTCGACATGATCTGGATGCATGCCAAAGACCTTCCCGCGTAGGTGTGGAATGTTCGACTGGATCGCCAGCTTCAATCAGGATTGCACACTCTGGTTCGACCGCATCTTGTGGTGGGATTGGTCGAATTGCTGCATCCAGCATGACTATGACTACAGCATTGAGGTGCTGAAGAAGCTGGCCGACGCCAAGCTCCGTGATTGCGTGAACGGTGTGCTGGTCGGTATGGGCAATGTCATGTGGATTGGCGTTTCGGCCCTTGGCGGTTTCTGGTATGTGAAAGCCAAGCAGGAAAAGGGGCGCTGATCATGTCGCTAACCTACACCACGTATGTGCAGCAATTGCAGGTGCTAGTTGCTTCAATTGCGCCCGACGCCAATTTCGACACGATCCTGCCCGGTTGCATTGATTATAGTGAACAAAGAATTTACCGCGAGCTGGACTTGCTCCAGACTGTGGTCGCCGACACTTCAGTGCTCACCGTCCTTGGCGTCCGTCAGATCACGATCCCAAGCTCCTTTGTTGCCGTAAACGGCATCAACCTGATCGCCTCTGGCTCATCGCAGCGCATCCCGCTGACCCCTGTGTCGCGCGATGTGGTAGATCGTATGTGGCCCGGTGGCACGAATGGCCAACCGGAAATGTTCGCCATGCTGACCCAATGGACGGTCATCCTTGGTCCGCCGCCCGATGCCACCTACACGGTAGAAACCATCGGCACCACGCGCCCGGCACCGCTCAGCTCGACCAACACCACCACGTTCCTGACCACCTACCTGCCCGATCTCTTTGTGGCCGCATCCATGGTGTACATGTCCGGCTATCAGCGCAATTTCGGCGCACAGGCCAATGACCCGCAGATGGGGACGAGCTGGGAGCAGCAATACCAAAACCTCTTCAAGTCGGCTAACGCGGAAGAGCTGCGTAAAATGTTCATGGGTGACAGCTGGACCTCTCTGCCGCCCAGCTCTGGCACCCAGTCGAGAGGCTAAGCCATGCCCCTCCAGCAGATCAAACTTACCCCCGGCGTGAACCGCGAGATAACTGAGACACAAGGTCTTGCTCAGATCACCGAAACCCAGCTCATCCGGTTCAAGGCGGCCGGTGATCGCGTGCTGATCGAGAAGCTGGGCGGCTGGACCAAATTCTACCCCACCACGCTGGGCTCATATTGCCGGTGCCTCCACCCATGGGAGGCGCTTGACGCCACCACCTACATGGCGGCCGGGTGCGAAAGTTCGCTGAATGTGTTGCTGGGCACTGGCGTCTCCGGCGTGGACATCACCCCGCGCACCTACACCTCAAGCGTGACCGTCGATTTCGCCACGACCAACGGCAGCACAACCGTCACCATCGTGGACGCGAACATCGCCACCAACATCTACGGCAGCATCTACATCACCACCCCGGTGGCCATCGGCGGCATCGTGCTCTTCGGCGCGTACCAGATCGCCACCGTGCTCAGCTCCACCAGCTACACCATCACCGCCGCCAGCGCCGCCACGTCCACCGTAGTATCACCGGGCGGCGCTGTGCCGAGCTATGCCACCACAAGCGGTTCTTCGGCCGTGACGGTCACTCTGGCGGCCCATGGCTACAGCGTCGGCAGCACCTTCAACGCGCTGGTCAGCACTACGGTCGGCGGCGTCACGATCTACGGCGCATACACCGTGCAGTCGGTGCCCACCGCCAACACGTTCACGATCTACGCAGACAATCAGGCGACATCGACCACCACTGGGTCTGAAAACGGCGGCAACGTCCAAATCCTCTATTTCGTCACCGTAGCTCCGCAACCGCCTTATGCGGGCTACGGCGTTGGCACCTACGGCTCTGGCGGCTATGGCGCTGGCGTGTCTCCCAGCCCGTCTCCGGGTACGGCCATCACCGCAACCGGCTGGACTATGGATAACTGGGGCAAGGTGCTGATCGCCTGTCCGGCTGGCGGCGCGGTCTATTATTGGGACCCCGATAGCGGTTATTCCACGGCCACCAAGATCGTGCAGGCCCCGCTCTACAATGGCGGCATTCTCATCGCCCAGCCCGCGCAAATCCTTGTGTGCTGGGGATGCTCGACCACCGGCTTGCGCGACCCGCTCCAGATCAAGTGGAGCGATGCCGGGGACTTCACCAACTTCACCGTCAGCTCGCAGACGCAGGCAGGAGGTTTCCGCATCCCGACCGGCTCCAAGATTGTTGGCGGCATCAACGGCCCGAATTTCAACATCATCTGGACCGACCTCGATGTGTGGTCGATGGACTATGTGGAGCCGCCATTGGTGTTTGGCTTCAACGCCGTCGCCACCAATTGCGGCCTGATCGGCAAGCTGGCCTTCGGCATCTTCAACGACATCGTTTACTGGATGGGCTCAGGCAATTTCTACCGCATGGTGGGAGAGGCTGTGTCAGTGATCCCGTGCTCTGTCTGGGACGTGGTGTTCCAAGACCTCGACACCGCCAATGCGGACAAAATCACTTGCGCCACCAACACGTTGTTTAACGAGATCGCGTGGTATTATCCCTCCGCCAGTGGCGGCACTGGCGAGATCGACAGCTACGTGAAGTACAACATCATTACCGATTGCTGGGATTACGGCAGCCTCCAGCGCACCGCATGGGCCGATCAGTCGGTGGTGGGAAATCCGGTCGGCGCATATGGCTCTCTGGGGCAGCTCTATTCCCACGAAACGTCGCAGAATGCTGACGGAAACCCAATGAATTCGTGGTTCAAGACGGGCTATTTCTCAATCAGCGACGGGCAGGAATTGCAATTCGTCGATTGGCTATTGCCCGACTTCCGCTGGGCCGAATACCCCGACACCCCGAGCGCCGTTCTATCCCTGACATTCACTATTGCCGATTACCCCAGCCAGTCCGGCAAGGATGTTGGGCCGTACAACATCACACCCGCGATCAATTACGTGAACACCCGGTTCCGCGCCCGCTATGCGTCGTTCACGGTCGAAAGCAACGCCCTCAACACTTTCTGGCGGCTGGGCGGACTGACCATCCGATCAGCCCCCGATGGAACGCTATCCTGATGCCCCAAGAGAACACAGGCGACAATCGCTCAGTCCTTCAGAATGGCGTGCGCGCCATCAATGAAATCGCTCAGGCATTGCAAGACAGCCTGCCGCTGACCGTTGGTGTCAGCACGGTGTCCGGCCTGCCTGCGGCTGCTACGGCAGGGCAGGGCGCGCGGCGCATGGTGACGGACGCCACGGTGACAACTTTTGCCAGCGTGGTGGTTGGTGGTGGGGCAAATTTCGTCCCGGTTTATTGCACGGGCACTGATTGGAGGATCGGATGACCGACGCAATCAAGGCTGCGCTGGAGATCGCCCGCACCGGCTCATTGCCACACCACGGCCCCGGCCGACATGACGACCTTGAGATCAGCGTGCCCGGCGAGAGCTTTGTCGTGCCAGCGGATATTGTTTCTGCACTGGGCGACGGCAATACGCTGGCCGGGTTCAAAGTGCTGGACACCTATTTCCCCGGCTCTGGTCAGCAGCGCCCACAAAATGATAAGGTGCCGATCATTGCGGCTGGGGGCGAGTATATCGTTGGCCCCGAGCACATCGCACGGCTGGGAAAAGGCGATCTGAAGGCAGGGCATAAGCGCCTTCGGGAATTCGTGACCAAATTGCGGGCAGCAAATGTGAAGCGCCTGAAGGCGCTGCCACCCCCGGTGCGAGGCTGATATGGGCGACAAATACTCAGACGTGCGACTGGCGGTAATTGAAGACCGCGAGAAGGTCAAAGAGCTGACGACATTGCTGCATGGCGAAAACGGCCTATTCAGCATTTCGCCAACCAAGGTCGATCAGATGCTCGACCGGTTCTACAATCGAGAAGGCGCATTGATCGGCGTCATTGGTGAAGTCGGCAATCCTGTCGCCACCATCTATCTGGGCATTGACCAGCCAATCTACACCGACGAATTCGCGCTCATTGAGCAATGGAATTTCGTCCATCCAGATCATCGGCGCTCCGACTACGCCAGCCAATTGATCTGCTACGCGAAGAACCTCTCCGACAAATTCCGCCTGCCACTGATGGTCGGCATTCTGTCCAACAGCCGCACAGAGGCCAAGGCCCGGCTGTATGAGCGCCACCTGAGCAAAGCCGGGTACTACTTCATCTATAATCAACAGCACTTGTCCAGC